AATCATTAATAGGTACTATAGATGACATTTTGTTTAATAATACAGTTGTTTTTAGTGCATTGGAAATAAACAGTTTAAATCCACAAATAACAAGTCTTCAATATAAAGTATTAGAATTAGTTGAAGCTCAAAATATAAATCTAATCGATGATATAATAAATTTAGGAAATGATGATTTTTTAATTAATATAAAAAGTTCTACTTTAAATTTGAATTCTACTAATGATCTTAATATTACAACATTATCTGGTGGAAATATAAATTTAGGTGGGGATCAAACCTCGACAAAAATAGAGGGGGTTATTTTACAAATTAATAACCAAAATGATGGTATAGAGAAAAATACATATATAAATAATGAAGATTCGTCTGGTCATTTGTTTATAGGTAATGGTAATAATGAGCTATATATTAAAGGTAATTCCGTTTATATAAACACAGATTCATTATCAACCACAAATACTTTTATAGGAAATAGTAGTGCCATAACTACAATTAAAAACTTAAATATTTTAGACGGTCTTTCTGCCAATGTTCCGGAGTTTTTCGCTTCAAGTATAATAGCAGATAATATAACAACACAAAATGCATTTGTTAATCAAATTTCCGCATCAGGAGATATCCAACTAAACGGAAAATTAAAATATACTTTCGAATCAACTGCTCCTATTAATATAACAACTCCTACTTCTTGGATAGATATTGAGGTTAATGGAACTATGTATAAAATGCCTCTTTATTTATAATTTTACAGTAATTATAAATAGTATATTAAATGGCGTACAATCTTATCACAGGTTCAAATTCTTCTCAACCAAATTTGTATATATCATCATATTATACAATAATTGGACAATCCATATTTTTTAAATTTGAAGTACCTACAAATATTGATCCATTAAATAATATAAAAACAATTGAATTATTTACTGGTGAAAATATGGAACAAGTTGTTTCCGACCAAATAATAATAGATCTTGATCCAAATACTCCTATTTTAGATAATGTTACATATAAATATTTTGAACGAGGCACTTATTATATAAGTTACGAAGTAACATATGTTAATAATACTAAAAAAATTTATTATTTAGAAACCCCTATTCGTGTATATAAAGAATGGCCTAAATTTAATCAAGAAAATATAAGACTTTTGGGTGAAAATATATTACAACTTCCTTACACCTTTGATGATATAAAAATAAATCCTAACGAATTTGGAGTAAGTTCCGTATATAATAATTTTTTAAAAAAATTATATGAATGTTTGGAGTATTTAAAATATAATACAAGAATTTTAAATACAAAAACCCCATCATTATATTATGGATGGTTGGGATTGAATGCTTCTAGTTTATCATCAGGTTTATCATGGCACACTTTAGATTATAATTATGAAAGAGAATTATATTTCGATCCAGATAAATTTACTGGTAGAAGTATTATAAGTTTGTTGGGTAAACAATATAAGGGATTTTTAAATATAAAGGATGTAGCAGAGACAGATTCTTTAATATTTGTTTTAGATGATACAGGATTTAGTATTTTTAAAAATTCTAATAAATTAAAAAAAGTAAACTTTGATAATCAAGATGAGATTGCTAATACTTTAACAGAAATAGTTTCATTTGATGTTAGTGATAATGGTAAAATGATTTATTTATTGGATCAAGTTCAAAATAAAGTATATAGAATAGATATGAATTTCGATTCTACTAATAGCTTATACGAATCTTATAATCCTATATTATCATTTACTTTAAATATAGGATCATATGGAGATGAAACCGATCCTTTCACATTTAACAACCCTACACAATTAATTTATAATAATAAAATGGTTTATGTGTTGGATTATAATAATCAATGTGTAAAGGTATACAGTGAAAATTTAGAATGGATTTACACTTGTAATCCTGATATTTTTAAAACAGATATTCCAATTTCAATAGCAGTTCATCCTATTACAAGATTTTTATATGTTTTAACAGAAAAAAATGTATATGTATATCCTCACAAATCCAAAAGTTCTCCATCAATTTTTAATATACAAAATATACAAAATTTAATACCAAAAAAAATATTTTTTGATGAAGCTGGTGAATTTTTTTACATAATAACAGAAAATTCTACCACAGAAGAATTTAGTGCAGTTTTTAAATATACAGCACTTGGTTTATACATGGATTTTTTAGAAATTCCTAATGCAAAATATGTTACAGGTAAAAAAGGGAAAAATAGAAATATTCTATTAGTCCATAATAATGCAATTATAAAATGTCAAGAAATCACCGATATTTTAAAAACGGGTGAAGGATTGGATATAAATTATTGGAGCTTAAATCAAATTTTAATTAAAAAGGACGAAATGGTTCAAGATATTGTTTTAAATAGGGCTTTATCTAAATTATGTCAAAATATTATAAATTTTAGAAACTCATTAGAATCAAAATTAGAACTAACAAAAGAATTTACTCCAGCAGGGGAAATTTCTTATTTTAGAACATACCCGATAAAGGCTAATACAAGACCAACTTTAGGTACAGAAATAGAAAATAATCAAATAGCTGTAGGTGTAAATGAACTTCATACACCATCTGTTATAAATAAAGAACTTCAAAAAATTTATGATGCTTTATTATTACTAAAAACGTTTTTAGATGTAGAAGTTATATCTACGGAAAGTGATGTTGGAAGAAATCTAGAGAAGTGTAAATCTCCTTTTTGTTGGTCTTGGAAAGCCATGTCAACATATAATATAAAAAAACCAGTCATAAGACTTTGTAATATAAATCCAATTTCTTTTAAAGAACTTGAAAGCAAATTCCCGACAAACTATGTTCAAACCAAAACATGGGAAGAGGCAACAAGCGATTGTTGTTCAAATATTAAAACACCTTTAGGCTAATAATATGAATTTAAAATTTTACGAAACAACATTCTATTTATTAAGTTCCGATAAAAAAAATGTAATAACACAATTTGCTCCTCTTAATTTCACTGTAAATCCATTTAATGCAAGACCTCTTTCTACTCAAGAAACAGAAACTGGTCAAGGTCAATTTAAATTTGAATCAAAAATTTATAAAATAGTTTATGATTGGGGTGATGGAAATATTGAAACACAGAAAATACAACCTTCGCCTTTTAACTCTTCTGCTTCTTTAACATATCCAGAAGAAAAGGAAAAAGGAGATCCTAGAAATTTTTCTAAAAATCACATATACAACTTAACAGATACGTTTAAAAGTGTTATAAATGGTAATGTTAAAATTTATATGTTTGGCGTAAAAAATCCGTTAACTTATAACTTTAGAATTATTTTAACAGCACCAAAACTTGATGGAGCTAAAACTGGTTTTTTTAAACATTTTCATCTTATTAACTCTAAAATGTTTGGGCCTGACAATAAGATATTATATATATTTGAAGGCAAAGACCCTTCTTGGGTTTTCCCAGTATTAGCAGACTGGAGAACAAAAGCAGGACAAGAATCAGCTATTCCTTTAGATGATTATAACACTTATCAACTAAATATTTAAAATGGGAAAATATTTTGCATTAACTTTTTACGAAAAAAATAGACAGGCAGGAGAATTATGGGTCAGAACACCTAACAATTTAATAGTTCCTGCACAAGAAGCTTTGTCTCAAGTATTTTTGAAATACAAAAATGTTTCATCAGAACTAGCAGAACAAGACTCTTCTGGGAGAACTATTTATCAAGATTTAATGGACGGAACTTTCTTTTTAAGATTTGACATGATTCAAGATGTTTTATTTGTTGAAACTCCCAGAGGAAATATATTTGATCAAATAGTAGTAGAAAATAATAAAATTTTGCCAAGAAATCAAGATAATAACTTTACTACCTCTTTACTTTCAAAAAGATTAACTTTTCCTGATTATTATTTTGATGAAAATAATAAAAAAATATATATAGTAACGAATAAAATAGAAGAGTATCAAAATTTGGGTGGATTAAAACTTGGATATATAATAGAAGAATTTAATATGAATTCTTCTATTTTAGATGTAAAATATTATTTTACAGTTTTTTTTAATTTTAATATTAAACAATTTTACGATACATTGCCTATTGTTGAACCTTTAAAGTTATCATATAATAGATTTACTAAAACATTTAATATATCACATATATGCAGAGGACCAAATAATGAATTTGGTCTTGTTAGTATAAATGTACTTAAAGACCAAGACTTGAATGTTAGTTCAATAAATGCATTTTTCCCATTCCAAGATACAACAAATGTTGAATATGAATCCATTATCCAGAAAAAATTAACAATAGATTTAGATTTATAATGATTACTATATATAACAGCGCATCTGCATTTTACTGGTATCCTTTAAAGTTTGAACTACAAGGAGATCATTATCAAACAATATATCAAAAATATTTTTTCAATAATGGAATGATTTTTAATGGTCATGCCTTTTTATTAGAAGGAATGGATTATAAAAATAACAATAAAACCAGTTTATTTTTAACTGATATGTTATCGTCTTCTGAGATTTTTAAAAATAAAAATAAACCAGAAGACTCAACAGATTTAACTATAATAAACTCTACAATTTCTAATAAAGATGGGTTTGTTTTAACTCAATTAAATTTAAAAATAAATAAAAAAGATATAAAAGTTTTAAATAAAACCGAAAGAAAAAAGTTGTCTGATGTTGATCTTTTAAAGTTTGTTATAGACAAAGAGAATGATTATTTATTATATATTGAAAATCAAGATGGTCAAGTTTTACAATGCAATTCTGAATCAGATAATTCTACATTCTTTACAACAAAAGCGACTCCAGCAATAAACAAACAAAGATTTGAATATTTTTTAAATAATAGTGGTGAAATTTGCTTTTTTTTAGCTGGGTCAAATGCATCAAAATGTTTATCACTAAATTCTAATAATAATTTAGTATTATCTTCTGTTTCTTTAAAAAATCAATTTTTTAGAATACCTAATGAGATAATTTTTAAATTAGATTGTTATAATAAAATTAATTCGGATGAAGATTATATTGTTGATAGTAAAATTGTAGAATATAATAATAAACCAATAGACCCAATAGATTCTTTATATAAAGATTCTAATATATTCAATACACCATATTTACAAAATTTTCTTTTGATGTTCCCAACAGAAAATCCTATTATAATTGATGATGAGGCTGTATATATTGCTGATTATAATGGTCTTAAAAATTATCAAAACCCTGATTATGATTATGTAAAAGGTCCATATTTTTCTGAAGATAATCCTTACATAAGGAGAATATATTGGCAGATATACAGTGGTTCAAATCAAGAAAATGGATATGATGATATTTATTTAGGATACACTTCAAATAGTACTAAATTAGTTCTTAGATCAGATAGAGAAACGGAGTTTCAATATTCACCCGCATCACAAAGAGTTGCTTTAAGTTCATCTAATTTAATAGAATCTGGTTCGATAGCTGGTGAACATCCGTTAACGTCTGATAGAATTTATGGATTATCTGTAAATTACAAAAACACACTACCAGAATTATCACAACCCGTTTCTTTTTTTAGAGAAACTGGTACATGGCTTTGTTCTTGGTTAAAGGGAACACAAAATGGTCCAAAAAAATGGATGGATAGATATTATAATTCCGCTTATCTAACAACAAACGAGGCGTTATCTAGTGGTTATTTAAAATATAACGAAAGATTGGATCCTTCTAAACCATATATTTATGATATTGAATCTACGCTTACCTTAGAGCCTGGTGCGCGGTACAAGTATTTCAGACAAGGAATAAAAAGCTCACAAGAGTTTATTAATTATTTAGATTATACATCAGAAACAAAATATGGATCTAAAAAATTACATGTCAATACATGGACTTCCAATGAAGCTATAGACTCCTCTAAATATAATAACAATGGTATCGTGATAAACAGAAATACAATACAACCTGATAAAACGTCATATTCTCTATATGGTTCTAATCACATAGTATTTCCATCAACATCAGATTTATTAGAAACTCAAAAAATAACTGTATCTCTTTGGATAAATGTTGATGACTGGTCAAAAATATACGGATGGCAAATTTTCGGAAACTATTATAATGGGGGTTGGGGTTTAATAAACAATAGCGGTCAGATATCTCCTCTTTTAACAATAGTAGAAAACAATGGTAAAAGATCATATTCTGTTAATTATAGATCCGGTCTTACTGATTCATATGAACTTTCAAACGAAGGATTTATTAATCCAAAAAATTCTTATTTTGAATGGGTTTTAAGACTTCCTGATTTTAGTTATTGGTTAATAGATACTTCAAATTTTGTTGGATATAGAGTTGATAGTAATGGAAAAATATTAAACACTGATAATCGTAATATTAAAAAGTCAGTAACTAGTATAAATCAAGTTTTATTGGATAAAGATATGAATTTAGTTATATTTGATTCTGAAGAAAATTTAATGTTAAAAATAAATTCTTTAGGAAAACACGTATCTTTAACAGAAGCAATAAACAAACCAAGAATAGATTTTAGGTCAAACGGGAATCTTGTAAAGTGTGATTCTGATATCTCAATAATAGATAATAATGATAATTTATGGGAAATAGTTGGAGAGAATTTATACATATGCACAAATTATATCGGCGGTAATAGTAATTATTACAAAGATAAACAAATAAAAGCACATGTGGGCAAATGTCAAAGTATAACATGTGATAGTGAAAATAATCTTTGGTTTATAACTAAAGATAATACACTTATAAAGTACAATACAACAACTGATGCATTTGATGTTAATAAAAAATTATTGGATGATTTTGTGGATGCAAATAAAATGACGGATGAATCATACCCATATTCACATATAGGTATAATAAGAACATCTGCTTCTGAATTTTTTAATAATTGTAAAGAATTACAAAAAGAACTATATGATGTTATTTGTGTGGTTGATACAATTAATTTTAAATTATATTTCTTTCAAACATCTGGACAGTTAATAAAAAGAACTGATTTAAGAACATATATACAAGATGAAAGTATAAGATTCGAAACTTATTGGAAATTTTCAGCAAAAGGCGATTTTACAGGATTTGATTATATAAGAAAATATTTAAATCCATCTCAAAAAAAATTAAGTTGGAATCTTAAAACATCTGATCATTTAAAAGAAATTTTTGAAAATTTAACTTTAGATTATGATGTTTCACAATTACCACCCAAATGGCATAATTTTTCGTTGGTTTTTGATGGATTAGCTGGAAAAGTTATTTTTTATATAGATTCTATAAAGGTAAATGAAAAAAATATTTCAAAAAATAGTTTAATTTATTATGAATATTTATCTCCTTTATTATTAGGCGCAACAACAGTAAAAAATACTTCTTTAAATGATTTAGTTGGTATAGAAGATGGGTATAAATTTATAGGAAAAATTTCTGATTTAAGAATTTACAATAAAAGTTTTAATTCATCAGAAATAGAACAGTTATATTTTTCTAATAATAAATCTATAAGTAGAAGTAATTTAAATTGGAATATCTCCGTTGGCGAGAGGAATTATGTGGAAAAAATAAACCACTTCTTTAAGTATCAATTACCAGGTAGTAAAACTAATTACTATAACATTAATATACACAATTTAAAAGTGTCCAATAAAATTAAAAAATTGATAGAAGAATCAATACAAAATAATATAAAAACAGTATCACCCTATAATACATTCTTAAATAAAATAAATTGGTTATGAACTTTGATCTTTTAAATACATCTTGTCAAAAAGCAATATTAATATCTGAAGACTATTGTTTAGATAAATCTTTTGATATTATAATTAAAAATTTTAATGTTTTTTCTACTGATTTAGGAATGACAAATGATCAGTTTGAAAGATTTGAAATTTTAAAGGAAAAATACGATAAAAATAAAAACAAATATAGAAAATTTTTGACATTTGTTTCTCAATTTAGTTCTTCATTAGAAAATGTTCAACAGGTATATGCTCAATATAAAAATATATGGTCAGCTATATCTACTCCTATGGAGATTTTTTATCCAGAAATAGTATCAATAGAAAACTGGGGTTCTTTTAATATTAAAACGGGTAAAATAACAGGAGTCAATTCTGTTGAAAAATCAAACACTATTAAAAAAATAGAGACATGGGTTAACAGTAAATTCCCAGAAAATGAATATGGTATATATAAAAATATATCAGTACGCATTTATTTTTATATAGAAATACCTATAAAATATAAAATGAATGCATCATATAATGAAAAATGCATAGTAGGTGGGAAATCAACCAAGGTTTGCTGTAGGCCGTGTGGTTTTGGTGGGTTTGCACCCTGTAATAGAATGGGTGGAGAAGACGATCATGTTTGTGGAAATATGTTCTCAAGATGCCCAGGGGCTTACTATAATAGTTCAAATTGCGCTACCGGATCTTGTTCAGGATGGGAATCTAAAAAAGATAAAAAAACATGGAAAGGAACAGATTTAAAAATTTCCAGAGAAATAATTTTTAATAATGATAAGTTTTTTATTGGTTATGATAAAATTAATTTATCAATAAATAGTAACAATGTTTGGGAACAAATTTAATATATGCTAAAATTTAATCTTCCACAAAAATCACAAGATATTGGCAACTCTCTTAAAACAATAAATAATGGTTTTAATTTTTTAAAAACACAAATAGAAAATCAAAAAGATTTTTTAAATGAAATTAATGATTTTAAAAGTTCCATTTCTTTAATATACGATCAATTAAAATTTTCTAATGATTTTATGAAAAAAAGAAATCCCGTTTATATGGAAACATGGGAAGATATTTTGAATAAAAAGGAAAAATATATAAAACCTATAATAACAATATATCCTGAAAAATTTAGAGACGATTTGCGTCAAGTTTCTAATAGTTATATAGAAAATATAATTCATGACTGGATTACTAAAATATATACAATAAAACCAAAAAAAATAATTAATCCTAATTATGTTGAGGGCCAAAAAGCTGTTATATATTATATAAAATGTTCAGAAGAAACTATGAATATAAAAGAAGAAGTAAACAGTTCAGTTGTTTTATGTGAAACAGCGGATAAAGATGTTACTGTTTACTGTACATCAAAAAGATCTGGACAGGTTTGTATTGACGGGTGTGGTTGTATAAATTGCTCGGATACAGCAACTTGTAATGTTACCGAAAAAGCAACATGCAACTATTCAGATAATAATATTGTAAGTAAAACAGCAAATAGATATTTAAAATCAAATACATCATTATCATTTGAAGAATATTTTGAAACCAAATTTGGATTTGTAAAATTCATAGTAGAAGATTGTATTTGGAAAGTAGATAAAACATAAAAATGAATATAATCCCTTTAAGTTTAGAAGATAATGTTGGTGATGGTTTATCAAAAATAAACTATAATTTTTTAAATATCAATTTAGAAAATTGTGAATTACAAAGCAAAAAAATTGAAAATGAAAAATTTTTAAATGATTTTGAGAATTTAATGTTGGAATTAGATAATTTAATAGAGGATATAAATTATGATTTTCTTGAAAAAATGGAAACCACTGTTATTTTATTGAGTTCATATTGGAATAAATTCGAGTTTACTGTAAATTACCCATTTAATTCAACAAATGGTTTTATTAGTACTTTGGTATCTGCTGGTGAATTAGGTAATTTAAATTCTTCTACAGACGAAAAAACACAAAGGAATATAATAGCAGATGCATTGGTTCTTAATAACCTTTATGATAAAAAGGCTGACGCAATAAATGCTCTTTCCAATAAAGAAATTATATATGTAAAACGAGACGATTCTGGTAATTTTGTTTCTTGGAATTTATTTGATTACTCTTCTCTTTTTTCCTTATCCATTGATATAGCTGGAAACTTTTATCTAAATGGAAATTTAGTTGATATTTATAGAATACCTTATTATAGTATAATAGCTCCAAAAACTGTTAGTATAGCAACAAAAAATTTGGCTATTGATTTTGATGATAAAAGTTATTCTATTTCTGGAAAAATTTTTGTTTCTGATAATAACAATATAAATAATAACAATTTAATAATTTATTCTGTAGATACAAAACAAGAATTGTCTGAAACAAATCAAATATTAGATATTACTAGATATAGTCCAAGTATTACAAAATTATCAGAAATAATTACATTCAGCAGCAAAGAATTTAAATCAAAATTAAAAAAAATAAATGATTCATTTTTAGAAAGTTATTTGAGTAATCCAAAATTAAATAACCTTTCTTTAACATTTTTAAATAAAAATTATAATCCAGAAAATTATCAAGATGATACTATTGTAAACGTTGTTTTCTTTTTATATAATATGGTTGGATATGATACTACTTCTGCGAAAATTATTACCGATTATTGGGAACAACCAGAATTAATAAAACCTTTAAAAGATACTAAAATTATAAAATCAGGAGAATTAAATTTAATTGCACCCAGTTCAAATACTACTTTTAATATAGAATTTACAAAAAAAGATACATATATTGAAAAAATTGTAACAGTAAAATACGTTAAAAAAACAAAAATAATGTTTATCGAAAACCCCAATTCTTCTATACCTAAAATAAAAAAAGAATATTTTTGGGAATTTGTGAATGCTTCTATAGGAAAACCTTATAAAAAAGGAGATACAACAATAAAAATAGTAGATGAAGCTCCTAAATATATTAAAACTGTTCCAACCCCTTTTGAGATAAAACAATTTCCTACAACTATTTTAACAGATTCTGGAGATAGTTTAACAACAAAAAAAGGAGACACTTATCTTTTAGGATAAACTTGTTTTTTTGTATTTTAAAAATAAATAATGTTATGGCTAATAAAACCTTTGGAGATTTACCAGTAAGAAGCAATATAACTGATAATGATTTTTTTGTAACTAATAGAGATAAACAAAATCCTTCACCTGAAGGAAGAATATCATTAGCTGTTTTAAAAAAGAACATTCATAATGGTTTGATTGTAAAAAACACAGTATATAATACAAGTAAAAAAGTAAATGTTACAATAAAAAATAATACTTTAGATATTAAGACAGATAAAAATGAGTTAATAACATTTAATGACTCTTCAAAAAATGTTTATGGAATTTTACAAATATCATGTAATAGAACAAGTGGTCCATCAATAGAAAATAGTGTTATTTGTTTATTTGATTTGGTTTGGAAACCTGCTGCAAAAAACAAATCAGATATAACTATATTTGAAAACCAAAATCTTATTATATCAAATAGTCCTAGCACTGTTACCAATAATACGTGTCTATTTATAACTCCATTTATTCCTACTTCTTCTGGAAATTTTAAAATAAGTGCAAGATTTACACAGACGGTTAATACTTCACAATGTCTAGTTGATGCCGATCTTTGGCTTATAGAAACACAATAATATAATATTATGAATAATACCATGTCATGGAATACAATAAGAGAAATAAGAAATTATTTTTTGAAACAATCTGATTGGACACAGTTTGATGATGTCGATATGTCTGATGAAGAAAAACGTAAATGGAAAGAATACAGATTAAAATTAAGAGATATAACAAAGACATATAGAGTACCTAATGAGGTTGTTTGGCCAATTTCTCCAGAAATAGAAAAATTAAATGAACAAGAATCCTTATCTACAATATAGACATTCTGAGGGGTTAGGTGATTTTATTGCGTGTACCCTTCATAGTAAATTTATATTACCAGTAACAAAATTAATAACTGGATCTGAAGAAATATGTTTTTCTTGTGATAAAAGAAGACAAGTATTAAATTATATTTTTCCAATTCCATTTTGGAAGGTTTTTTTTGAAAATTATGACAAAAAATTACAAGATCTTCAAAAGTATTTTAATTTAAAAGAAAAAGAAGAAGAACCAAAGAATGATATTGTAATTCAATCTCATGAAGAAATAAAAGAAATTGTTATGGAAGAAGTGAATGTTTCTATTCCAGAATACAAAATATTAAGTGAATCATCAACAGAAATTGATGATTACATATTTAAAATAATAATATATAAGAAAAAATGATAAACACATACATTTCACAAAATATGACAATAAAAGAAAATAATATAAATGACTTTTCTTTGTATCTTTGTAATATTCTAACTTCATTTAAAATTCTTCATTGGTATTCACAGGATTATAATTTTCACAAACTTGTTGGTAAATTTTATGAAGATTTTGATTCTTTATTTGATTCATTAATGGAAGAAATAATAGGAGTATCCAACAGTCAAAATATATGTTTTTCAGTCTCTTGTCCAGAGGTTAGTTTAAAAAATGTAAACGATTCAAAATGTTTGGCTAGTCAAATAGATGATCTTTTCTATATAATAGAAAATTTAGAAAAAACAATAAAGAACGATGAAATGAATGATTTTGTCAAATCGACATTTAATGGAATAAACAATCTAATCGAAGAATTATTGTCTTTATGTAATAAAGTAAGATATCTTGTCTCTATGCTAGAAAAAAATGATCAAAAAACCAACCTTATACCGCTTAAAGATATAGGCATATAAAGAGAAGAAGAAACTTCATTACTATATGTTAAGTATTTTTCTGTTGATTCTTTTATAAAACTCCTATAGCCAGCTTCATTTTCAACAATTACATCTATTGAACCTCCGGTATTTATTGATGAGAATGGTAAAGAAATTGTTAATGTCTCATCATCCAAAATTTCAAAAGAAGATATAGGATAACCATAGAAACTAGGATAATGTGGTTCTAATGAAGTTAAACCAGCAAAAGGGCTTAATAACTGTGGTTCTTGGCCCACAAATCCACTATTAGACGCACTTATGTATACTGCTCTGGTATATGACAAGAATTTACCAACAACATAAATTGCTTGGTTTTTATAATAAAACTCTATATTATTTTTTGTTATAGTTAATGGACTCACCCATTCAACATGTGGTCTTGCTGATATACTGATTCTAGAAGTTTGGAATTGATCTAGATCGGTTATAAGCTCGCAACTATTTATATCGTCCTTATCGGTTACAACAAAATCACTATTTATATAATAAATTTTTTTGTATGTTTCATTGTATTGTGTGCTTTTAAATAACCATCCCTTTATTGTAAAGGATGTGTCTGCTGTTATTCTGAATGATTGTGATGGTGGTAAATCTGTAGGATACACTAAATTTACTGTTCCAGACCAAAGTATTTCTGTTCTTATTTCATAGTCTTTATTGTATCCAATAGGCATTTTCCATGAAATAATAATATAAGAATCACAGTATGGGATAAAATTTGATAAAATTTGATCCATATCTGTTTGATATTTTGTTATAATAGACATGTTTATTCCTATATTAATAGGAACTGGTTGTCTTATAAATTTTACAAAATCCAAATCCCTACCATATAAAGATTTTGCTTCAAGTTCAAACCCATTGTTTTTATTAAAACCTCTCGAACCATCTCTTTGTAACGATGCTATGTTGATAGCTATTGCTGGGACCGTTAAACCGCCTGGTGCGGGTGTTCTTAGGCTTTCTAATACTCTTTGTTTCGGAGCATATACAAATTTAACCTTTTGTTGATTGCTAAAATTATCATCTTTATCAAATCGTTTAATTATTATATCATTAAACGCCCCAGCAAATTGTTCAACAAGGGTTTGAATTTCTTTATTATAAGACCAACTTTTCACTTATATATTTAGTGTATTCTACTTAAAAAGTGTTTAGGTAAAATATTTTTATATTTTTTAATAGCTTTTGTTGCATTACCATCAAGTATATATGTGATAGAATAATCGTCTTTAGATCTTGTACATCTACCAGACATTTGTATCAGTGCATTAAGCATATAAAAAATATATTGATCTGGATCAGATTCAAATTTTCTTTTTATTCTTTTTGAACTTAAAGGTAGAAACGGGGCTTTCAAAACAATCTGAAATCTACCCAAGTCTCCATCCAAACTTATTCCCGTATCTAATGATGGACTGACTAAAATAGATGCGTTTTCACTTTCTTTATGAAGTTTTAATATATCTTCATTTGATACACCTTCTATTTTAAATAAAAATCTAGGATCATCTTTCAATACAGAATAAAGTTTTTTAGTAATCTCATTTGTATGAGTATGAATTAATCCTTTATAATCTTTGTGTGATTTACATATATCATGACACGCATTTAAAATATTATCCAAATCTTTATTATTATTTTTATAAGACAGGTTAAAAACACTTGAGCAATATATTGGAGATTTTTTTGAATCAAATGGTGATTGTAGTTCTATATATTCATATTCAGATTCTTCTATGCCCATTGTTTTAGCGAATTGTTTATGATTACTTAATGTTGCCGACATTAATAGAACCTTATCAGAAGAGCCAAATATATATTTGAATAATTGACTTATATTATAAGGCACAAGAACAACTTTTTCTGTTTTCATCTCTTCTATTAGATAATTGCATTCGTACCAATTCTCTATAGTATTTTTTAGTGATGAATATATTTTCGACAATTTGCTTATTTGATTAAGTTGGTATAGATATAAATCACCCATTTCAGATTTTTTAGATAAAGTTAACGATTTTTTCTTTAATTTTTCTAATTCATTCTCTACCTGAGAAAAAATATCAATAATCCAAACTCGTACTTTTTCTATATTATCTTCTTTTATTTTGGTAAAAGATATTCCGCAACTTTTAAGGAAAGAATAATTTATCTCTAGTGTAAAATGAGATACTAATTCATTTTCTATACCATCTGCTTCATCACATATAAAAAATTCTCTTTTTTGTAAAAAAGTTCTTAAGTTAAAAAAACTTTTATAATTTAAAATAGATACATTTGAATAGATTGCTTTATTTTTTGCCTCATAATAAGGACATATGCAAGAATCAAAACAAGAATCTTTTACCTTTCTAGAATACACACACGGAGCAAATTCAGTAGTTTGAGATAAATCAACCTGACATTGATAGTTGTTTTTACCCTTAAAAACATGAAGATCATTGAAAATATGTTGATATTGATCTTGTAAAGACTTTGTTTTAGTTAATATAAAAGAACCATAATTGGGATGATTGGAATACTTTTGATCGTATAAATAATTACCATTAGAGTCCATTCTGTATAATTCATAAGTTTTTATATCATCTTTTCTTGATTGATCTATTTCTTTTGAGGAATTAGCTATCGAGGTTGCTATATGACTTTTTCCTATGCCTGTTGGTAAACAGGCTATGACATATTTTTTACCAGAATTCCATGCTTTTTCTATTTTATCAAAAGCATCAATTTGAGCTTGTCTTGGTTTAGAATTTTTTGGAAAAAATTTTAAAAATATTGGTTCTTTAAATGTTTGCATTCCTTGATAAGAGGATATCTACATTTACTTGTTTCTTCAAGCAAGAACATGGTATATAAGTAAAATCTGTTGTATTTTTTCCAGAATATCCTCTTCCATAACATTTTTTACAAGAAGATGGTGGTTTTTTCTTTAGTGGGACTTGTCCTTCTGATAATAGTTTAAAATCATCTGCAAAAATACTATAATAATTTGCATTAAACAAATTATAACAAATTAAAAGTTCTTTATTCATGTTTTATTGTTTCTATCACTAAGATAGAATCTCCAAATTTATTATTTTTTTTATATTTGTCAAATGTTTTTTGTAAAACATCTAAACTTTCTGGATAATATTTTGAAATTGTTTTAAATCTATAATCAAAATAAACTAAACCATCTTCTTCGTGATTTTCGAATGAAAATGGTATAGGTATTTCGAATTTTTCTTTTTTATTGTTTTCTGTTAAGATATGAAAAACTAAATAAAAATTTCTTTGAACAAACAATTCAATCTTTCCTCTTTTTATTGTTTTATTTTTAATAATAAAATTAACATTTCTTTGCAACAAAGAACTACAGGTGTTTTCTAGAACAGAAGATGAAATATTCATTTTATTATAAAGTTTTGTTTTTCTTTTCTGGGCATATTTCTTAATACTTTGTCGAAATATTCCCAAAACGATTTTTGTGGATTTGTTGGAACAGCCATAACAACCATTGTATTTTCTACTGGTATGTTTCTCCAGTCTTGAAAAATAATATCAAAAACCGTAAGAAGATTTTTTGAAATTGTATCGTATGGTGCTGCTTTTGTAGGAACTACAAAATTAAATGTTAGTTTGCCAATTTCTGAATTCAAAATTCTCATATCTCTTGTGCATAACATTCTTCTGGTTGGAATATTGAAAGATGTTTTATTTCTCCTTATAAATTTTAATTCAACCAAATGTGTTTCACATAAAGACCTAAGTCCACTGAGAGTAAGTTTGTTCATTCTTATGTGAACCTCGGTTCACATACACCAAAAATTCTGCTTTCACTCAAGAAAACAATATTTTTAATATCATTTATACTAGCTGCTTGTATACCCTTGTCATTAGGAAATACAATATGATCATCAATTTTAACTGTTTTGCAGTTAGGACCAGCTAAAATTACCTTTCCTACACGCCAAACAAAAGTTACTGTATTTATAGGAACCCACAAAGATCCTCTTTTTATTTCTGTCCCGTTTTCGTTTACATCTATATATTGAACCATTAATATATCATCCAATACATTTGTAAGTTTCCATCCATCAAGTTCCAATGCGTGACCCTGATATTGTTCAAGTTGAACTGTTCCACCAATTTTATCTTCTAAGTTTGTTGGTCTTTGTATCATATGTTTTTACTTATGTAATGAATTTAATTCTTCAAGTATTCTTTTTTGTTCCTCTACTTCTTTTTTAGAGATTTCTCTTTGTGTGTGTTCAAAACATACACTTGAATTATTTTTTTGCTTTTTTTCCTTATTCTTTTTTATATAGTTTATTTTTTTAATGTTTTTTGGAATTATGATCCTATATAAATTTGCAACACACTCGGTATCTGTATATATTGAATTTGTGTAATACCACCTATTCAATGTTTCATTGATAATATTTGAATGATCTGGTCCAACCATACTCAACCACCTATTTAATAAATAGGTAGAACTACTTTCTTGTATGTTTAATGTTGTTTTTGGTTTTTTTAAAATCCAATTAATCAAATCAAAGATGGAATCATTCATGATGGTTTTACTACTTCTAAACAAATGGATTTAATTATCTCATAAAAAGATTCGTTTATTTTTTCATTTAATTCGTCTATTTGTTTATCGTTTAACAAAAGTTTCTCATTGTTTAATCCGATATATCCTAGTGAAAAAACATTATCTGGTTGTTTTAACATACAGAAATTTACTTCTTTTGCTTTTTTATTTTCTTGATGAACAAATATAGAATCGTTTTTATTTAATTCAACTTTAGTGTATACATTTAAATCATGCAAGCATTTTTTTATATTATATAAGAATAATTTTTTGAAACACACATTACCGAGTTGTCCTATGTTGGGGATTTCCCAACATATATTTACAGAATCATTAAATGTTGGATAGTCATGGAAAAAACAATCCTTATCAAATTGAATATTCATGTCTCCTCTGAATATTACAACAACCCCTGTTGGTTTATAATTTTGTTCATAAAAGTCATACCCAAATTTTTGTTTTAATAATGATCCATTAAATGTTATTTTGTTTTGTTTATATATCATGATTTGTACTCGTTTTTAAATATACTATTACTGTTTTCCCAATCTTGTGTCATCATACTATCACCCAATCCGTGATGAACAACAGTTATAGGTAAAATTCCTACTTTAACTTTATGTTTATTACAATTTAAACAAAAAGCCATGTCATAGTGATGGAATTTAAATTTTTCATTAAATCTAGCATTTGTTTTTAGAATTTCTTCGACGTTTACCGAGATAAACAACCCGTCTATAATTAGTACCCTTCCACTGGTTGGACCAAATACAGATGTCCATATAAGATTGTTTTTTTTATGAGCAACCTCACCCATCATGTCTTCTTTTTGACAACACAAGTGCCATGCTAATTTATTTTTTGATAAATCGCATGTTTTAGACCCAGCTAACCCAGTAATAACATACGGTGATTCGTTTAATTTTTCAATTAAAAAAAGATCATTCACCTCTACATCATCATGCATAAATACCAAAATATTATCCTTATATTCTTCTGTCAAATAAGAGTTATATACTTCAGATAATCCTCGTTTATTGTCTTTTACTATTATAACATCAAATTCCGAGTCTGTATATAGTTTGTGTAGTTTCTCCAGTGTTTTATAAATTGGTTTTTCTTTAAACTCATCAACTGTCTTACTTAAAGTGCAAATTACTGCTATTATTTTTTTCATTATTTATGATATAATATATTATAATAAAATAAAAAATCAAGTTTTTACATTAAAAAAGAGTAAATATAAATATTATTCTATATAAATGAAGACTTCATCAAAAACAAAATTAAAAGTAGAAAGAATTATTAAAAAAAATTTAGGAAAAGGTTTATTTGAATCAAATAATCTTTTTGCTAAAACATTTCTTTTAAGTATTTTAAAAGAACAAGATGAACCACCTCAAACTCCTGAAAATTTCACACCAGAAAAAAACAAAAAAGATTTTGACGGATCTTTACAACCAGAAACTTCTGAAAAACAATTTGACGTAGATGGAGTTTCTATTGAAGTTCATATAGAAAACATAAAAAAAATTAAAGAATTTTCGGATAAATTAAATGATTTTGCTGGTTACTTGAATGATCCTCATAGTACTGAAAGTTTGCATAAAATTTTATCAGATAATGACAAACCTGGTTCACTTCTTAGAGGTATAACCAGAAAAACATCTGATGGTATAACAAGAGTTGCTGGTGAAATTGAAAAATTAAAAGAAGTTTTAAACTCATTTATTATTCTAGCTCCAAAAAAATTAAGAGATCAAGAACCAGTAACTGGTGGTGGCTAATTGGTTGGATAAGTGTTGTTTATTATAGATTTATAATCTATACCATTTATATTTTGTTTTATACACCATTCATTCAAATCTTTAAATTTGCAACCTAACGGCCACATATAAACATTTTCTTTATTATAAACAAATTCTTTTGTTTTTTCTTTAGAAGTTTCATCAACAGATGGATTATCTAATATCCAAATTTTTTTATGAAATGGATATTTTGAAAGTTGATTTTTTTGTAAATCCGTTAAACTCAATCCAGCCACACCAACACCGTTTTTAATAAACATAGAATCTAGTGGTCCTTCTGTTAGGAATATATAATCAAATTCTTCGTCAATATTGTTTATATTGAAAAGACCTTTTTCTCCACCACTTTTACTTAAATATTTTGGAGAAGATTCATCTAAAGATCTTGTTTGATAAAAAACAACTTTGTTTTTTTCATAAAATGGTATACATAAACGATTTTTGTGAATATAATCCTTAAAACTTATATAAAACGATTCACATTTGTTTATTGCTGTATCAAGTTTTCTATCTCTCATATAGGAGAGACACTTTTTAAGTATAATATTGTCTTTATAATAAAAAACTTGAGAATTATCTTCTAGATTTATACTGTCTAATGGTAAATCATTAGATTTAAAAATTTTTTGTTTTATATTCTGTGAAAAAACAATTTCTTCTGATGAAGATTCGTGTAAAATTTCATTTTTCAAATCATCTATGGATGAATCCGAAACATCCAATATCCAAGAAAAAGCATTCCAAGATTTAGAACAATTAAAACAATAAAAACTTTGAGTTTTTGGATAAAAAAATAACCTTTTTCTTTTTCCAAAACTTTTGCCCTCTTTACACACAGGGCATCCTGCATTATAAACACCTTCAGTTTTTTTAAATGTTGGACTATGGCTATAGTTATAAAATTTCTTTAAAAGAAAAGAGTCTGGAATTTTCATACCAGACTCTTTTTATCATTTTTTTAATATAATGTCAATTAATAATCTCTATTTTTATATGGGTCACTTTCAATTGCATCTCTGAATGCCGCATCTACGCCTTCGTCTTCAGCTGTTAAATCGTCTTCTCTGAATGGAATTCCTGTTTCGTCCTGAATATCAAAATCATCATCTGATACAGTACCCAATGTTTCTACTTCTTTAGTTTCTCTACTAACCTCTAAATTACCATCTTCATTCTGAACCAAGTCACCAGAGGAAATCAAAGAATCTACTATGCTTTCAGCAGAAATTTCATTTCTACTCATTCTTCCTATAAGATACCGAATTATTTCTTCTTTTGACATGGAATCAGATGCTTGAACAGTCTGTAGAACCTTTTCTTTTATACCTTGGTTTTTAAATGAATTGTCCTGTGGTTCTGGTAAAGAATCCTCATCGCTTTCATCAGAAATCTTTTGTTCACCGGAACCCTGTTCATGGGTATCTTTCATTCTTAGGATCAATCCTTGTAATTTAGAACTCCAAGTAGTAGCTAAGACAGACATTCCTTCTCTATTCTTCACTGGAAATCTTTCGCTAGTTACTTTATCTAATAATGAAATTATATCAGAATATTTCAAATAATTAATTTTATTGTTTTTACCTTGTTCTAACTTAGTTGCTACGTCATCCACCATAGATTTAATGTTATCCTTTGTTAAGTTTCCTAAATAACTTCGACCTTTCCAAATATCTATTGCTGGATCTATAATCGATTTATAGTCATCTGATTCAGAATCCTCTAATTTGTCTATAAGTTTTTGTACATTAAAATTAACATTACCATATCTCTCTTGTTTTGATTTATTTCCTTCATTTAACATCAGAGATTCAAATAAAGTATCGAATTTAAGTTTTTTCATATTATTATATTATATTTTTATTTATCTCAAAATATTCCAGTTAATAAACTTTCATTTTCTCCATAAGGAGTTCCTTGCTCTGTTAGATATAATTTGGTCATTTGTATTCTTTCCTGTGGGGATCCAAAAATTTCAATAACAGCAGGACAATCTTCTGATGGGAAAACTTTTCCTTCTGCTTTATGATAAGAAGCAACAAATGTTTTAAATATGTTATCTATTTCTTCTCTATAAATCGGATCATTGTCTCTTAATTCCGATTCTGTTAATTCAACAGGTGAAACCTTTGTTAATGGTATAAAAAATATAATATCATAAAGTTTCAATGTTTCTCTTACTAATATTCTTGTTTCGTCTAAAAATTTATCTGATACTTTATCCTTCAAATAAAGCCAACTCGTATATGCCATATTGTCTAATACACATCTATCAAAAATAATATTTTCCTTTTTTGAAAATTGTGTTGCCTGATCAATTAAAGCA